TCCCACATTTTTAAATGCAGCACTACCTAATTTATTTAAATTTGATCCATCACCTATATATTGATAAATCTCAGTAAAATTATTATTGGTTTTGGTAAATGCACTTCGTGCGGGATCGCCTGAGCCGTCATTTGCACTATTGCCGACGGTGATTGTTTGCTTAGACATATTTTTTTCTCACAAAAAAAGCACCCGAAGGTGCTGTGTATATTTAGATGGGTTTAAGGGTAAAAGACTTGGGTGAAGGTGGTGGTGATTTGCCACCATCCTCCTCCAATACAAATAGCCTGATATTCTCCAGTTTTAACTCTCACTTCACCGTCAAGTGGAGAATCCCAAAGAAAAGAATCTGCGCCCTTATGATCGTCAAAAAAAGTTTTAATATTCAGAATCAAATCCTTTTTCCCAGTTTTAGTGAATTGCCAGACTCCAGACCTATTGTTTATCCCAATACTAATATTTTGTTCATACCCATCACCGAATTTGGATGTTAGATTGTTAAATGAATTAGTTTGAGAGTTACTATTTAAATCTGGACATATCTCAAATTTGCGATTGCTCACTTTATACCCCTCACTAAATTCCATAACATCCGACCTTGTCGACTTTCACGTCGCGCCCAAGCATCAATAAGATTATTTAACGACTGAGCTATATCCTTCTGACCCTGAGTATCAACCTGAGCAGAACCGTCGGCAAATGTAATCGTTTGACTAATTTGCACATCACCACCATCAGAACCACCCTGCCGCTCATTCAAATAACGTGTCAAATCCTGATTTTGCTGCGGATTCAACACTCGCTCACCGCCATCTAAAAGCCATGTACCTTCTTTTGGAATATTGTCAATACCATTATGGGCCATGCCCGCGATTGCCTGCGCCTCAATCATGCCCACATTTGCCATGCCCAAGCCGAGCGCAATAGGAGCCAAAGTCATATTTAATGGGTATGGAGCATTAGCCAACACATTTGAATATGCCAAAAATGCATTTATTGTTGCTTGAGCCGCAGCTATTTGTTGTTGCCCAAAATACATCAATTTGTATGCCGTACTTGATTCCCCGGCGGAGTCTTTTACCAAGTCTGTCATTGAACCCCAAACTGTCTCAGCTTGGGATAATATTCCAGAATAGGCATTAAGAACTGAGTCTACCTGACTTTGTGCCAGATCTTTGACTGATTGATCATATTGCAAATCAAGCGCATTTTTAGCGTTTAAAAACTGCTCATGAGCCTCCAAAAGTTGTGCATTACGGTCATTTTCATCTTTGATTAAATTAATGCCTGAAACTTGATTGTTATAAGCATCGTTCAACCCACCCATATCTGAAGAATATTGATTTTGTAAACTATACCGTGCATATGCATATGGATTTTGTCGCTGCATTAAAGCTTGTGCTGCATTTTGACCATATTGGAACACACTGTCAGATGCTTGATTCAGTGTACGAAACTGGTTCATGTCGTTCGCTTGTAGCAACTTTTTACGGTTTTCATCAAGCAGCTCACCATTTGCGAGAATTTCTTCACGTTCACGCTGATAACGCTTAACAACAATCTCAGTTTCATTCAGATATGCTTCAAATGCAGATTGAACTTGCTCATCTTGCTCCCGTCGAACAGCCGCAATTTCAAAATCACGTTTACGTTGCAATCCAGATATTTCCTTAGCCCGTTCCTGCTCGTTGATTTTTGTACTGGTTTTAGCTAGCTCAATTTGACGCGCATAATAGTCTTCAAGCTGTTTAACACGATCTGTTTCAAATGCAGTCAAATTTGCATAATCCTCTTCACGTTGTACTTTAAGCTGCGTGGATTGCTCTTTATATAAGGCACCTTCCTGAGCTAAACGTGATTTTAATTCACTGGTTCCAGTATAGGCTTGTGTAATTTTATCAACCCGATCCGTGTGATCTTTAGCAAGTTTTTCAGCATCAGTGTAATACTGAGCATCAATTTCCTTGCGTTTGTCGTCCAGATCTTTTTGAGCTTGTGCCGCAAGAGTTTGTTGAGCCAATATGTCTGCTTGGGTTGGCATTAAGATCGAATTATCTACACTGGTTTTATTGTTTACACCTGCAAACCATTTTTGAAAGCCTGGAACGTATCCCGCAACCTCATTGCGTTTACCTTGTGATAAACCACCTGCCAAATAATCCTGTAAGCCACCTGCACCCGCGTTATAAGCCATCAGTGCTTTTTCAAGCGATCCAAATGATTTAAGGTTCTTTTGTATATCCTGTGCGGCCGCTGTAGCCTGCGCCTCAACCGAACTATTAGAGTTGAGTCCATATTGTTTTCTAAAAATAGAGGTTGTTTGGAATAAACCTTTTGCGCCAGTAGGACTAATCGCATTTGCATTACCAGAAGATTCCTTTAAAACCAAAGCCGCCAAAGTACCAGCAGGCAACCCATATAGACCTTCAATCTGTGCAAAATTATTCGCTTTGGCAATTCCCTGAACTTTGGCAATAGCCGCAAGTTCGGATTTGTTAAAACTATAATTTTTAAGATTAAAGTTTTTCATGGTTGCATCAACAACAGCCTGCGGCAATCCAACTTTAAATGCATTTTCTCCATTGGCACTGGATTGAGCATCAGCTAAAGCATTGGCCTTATCAACGCCTAGACCACGTCCTACCAAGCTTTTTATATACAAATCACGTGAAGCATCTTTACTTAGTTGGGTAATATATTCACGTTGTTTTTGGGTTAAATTCATCCAAGCTTTGGCTGAATCATTAACAACTGTAATTTGATCTTTTTGCGACTGATTCACCGCATCCGTTGAAGTTTTTAAAGAATCAACAACATTCTTTTGCGCATCCATTTTGGTTTTTGCGTCTGTTGCAGCACTGGAGTACTTGACCATATTGGCGTTATAAACATCAGTGACATCAGATAATGAGCCGATCCTATTTGCCAATTCTTCTGCACTAATCCCACCTTGCAAAAACTCTTCTCGCCATGCCCTTATTTGATCTGCCGATTCACCTTGCTTTAAAACTGTTTCAGCAATACTGCTTGCGTATGTTGCGACTTGATTTTTAGCAGATTCATAAGCTTCAGTATCTGCTTTTAAATCTTTCGCGGCATCATAAGCAAACGCGCGCTGCTTGGCTTGGCTTAAACTATTGTAATGACCAACCAAATCACTAATAGATTTACCCTGCATATCAAATGCATCGGTAGCATCTTCGGTTTTGCGGGTCATGGCATAGTATGTGCCGCCAGCAATAGCTACTTGGACACCTAAAGCGATTAAACCTAATGGCCCACCCACTAGGCTTAACATTGCTCCACTTAGTCCACGTGTCACAGTGGTTAGGGTGATAGTTTCTCCCGCCATTCGCGCAAGTGCAACTTGATAACGTGTGTACTGAATTAAACTTGCAGCCGCTTGATAACCTGCAAGACCGAATGCAGCAGCCAAACGAACACCTACCACTGTTGCTAAAGCAGCAGCACCCGCCTCAACTTTGTCCCAGTTTTCAGCTATAGCTTCAATGACAGGAATAGCATCATTAATGAGTGTAGCCTGAAGCCCTTGCCATTGCAGATCAAGTAACTGTAAATTCATTTTGGCTTCAGTCAGGCTTTTCACCATGTCATCAGACATGATTGCGCCCGCATTTTTTGCAGCATCACCCCAGAATTTAAAACCTTGTCCATTTTTTTCTAACAATGGAATTAATAAAGAAGAATCTGAAATGATTGCTTCCATATAGAACTTCATATCATTGGTAGAAGCACCTGCTTTCTCAAGTGAATTATAAAAAAGTTGCAGTGCTTCAGGACCAGATAATTTTTGAAATTGCTGAATCGTCACGCCCACACGTGGAGCAATATTAGTAAAAAAGTCAGCTAATGGACCACCGCCTGTTTGTTGAAAGTCTCCAATACGATCCTGCATATCTTTCATTTTATCCGCAAAAGACTCTAATGAAATTCCCGCAGTTTCGGCACCCTTGGCGTAATATTGAAATTGACCTACAGAAGCATTGGCTAACTTTGCAAATCGTTGAATATCATTGCCTGCATTGATCACTTTTTCGCTATAAGCAACAACACTGGCAACTGATAAACCACCTAAAACCACACCAAAACCCTTTGCCGCAAGGCTTGCCACATCAAAAGATTCAGCGATTGCTTTTGTTGATTTTTGGGTTTGACGTTCTGCCTTGCTCAATGGTTCTGTATAACCCGCAATTCTGGCGACAAGATCAAGTGTCAAGCGGCCAAGTGATGCTGTTGCCATGGTTTTCTCCAAATTTTGGGTAATAAAAAACCCACTCAATTGAGTGGGTCATATGAAAAAAAATTCTTACTTCGCAGACATTTGTATTGATGTTCCTAGACCTGACTGAGCTAATCGTATGGTGTATCCATCGCATTTGTAATTGTATTCCTCGGCCTCACCGTATTTATGATCTTGCTCTTTGTGATATGTCCAATTAATTTTTGGCAAGTCATACAAATCTATAATCACACGCTTCACCTTTTCAAAATTAAAATTATCAAAATCAAGTGCGACTCCGAAAGCATTTATCTTATAGCTATCACGATTGTAATTAATAAAATTAATTCCACTAATAGGCTCCCCGTAAAACCATTCTTTTTCAAATTTAGAATCAACAAAAACTGATCGCGTCTTATCGGATAATTTATTGATTATAGAGTTGTCTACTTCCACCGCCTTGTGTCTTCTAGCTAAATCGTTAACAGATTCTCCTATAAAAATATCCGCTATTTTTATTTTCTCTACAGGAACTAAACAAACCGCAGAATGTGCATTAACTGTAACTAAAGTCATTGATACTAATAATCTTCTCTTCACACAAAACCCCATCAAATTATGTTTTGATGAGGTTATAATACTTCCAAAATTAAATCCATCTTAAGAAATCCATAAAATGTCAGAACAAATTAAAGACTTCACCAGACCTGATTACAAAAATCCAGTTATGGATATGTGGGAGTTTTATAATGAAAACCCACAGTACAGCATGATCAGATACGAATTCATAAAAGGCGGAATCCGCACATTCTACGTTACGCTCAGTTAAACCCGACCATGTAAAAATGCCATCCCATCTTCATTAATCATGATCACCTCTTTTACATCCCCGCAAACAATATCATTCTGAATGTAAACAATGTTCATCGACTTGCCTTTAGCCGTGACCTTAAGTAGGGTTTTATGGCTTTCAATATAAGGTCGACGCTCTTCCAGCACACATTCCTCAAATAATACTTTACGAATTTCTGTTGGTCGTACATTAAGCTGTTGTGCAGCAGCATCAAGACTAATTGAACTTTGCGACAAACGGTAGTCATAACGATGGCACTTATATTGCATTGCCTGAATCTGATCACGTAAACGATCAACCATGTCATCATACTGCCGAAACTGCTGATGATATTTTAAAACCAGTTTGTCATGCTGATCTTTCAACACGTAATTGGTCAAATCAATAGGTTTTACAGGCTTGGGCATAAAGTGCTTATACAGTACGTCATAACATTCAAGCTGATACTTAATTAAAGTGTCTTTAATTTCAGGTTTAACTTTGTTGGCATCAACACCAAGTAACCAGCCATTTAAGTAGCCCAAAGGCAACGCTACATAATCCTGTTCACCACCCGTTGAAGGAGTGGTCATAACGACCACACCTTGACTAAGAACATGATTTCTCTTAATTCTTTTTAATTGTGAGCGCCAATCCAAACCAATATTTTCACAAATTGGTTTCATTAATACATAGGGTTTATCTTCCTGCATAAATACAGGAACTTGCTGATTATTAAATTTTACAACTTTTGATTTAGTGTTCATGATGAATAACCTCTGGAAAAGATTAACTCACCACCTAAGCGACCAAACTATGGGTGGTAAGACGTACAGGGTTGGTCGACTGCTCCAGAGATACAGCACACCCGAAGGTGTCCCTGCACGCCCTACCATAGGGTGCAAAATGCTAGACACAAAAAAACCGCATGAGCGGATTGTGCTCTCTGAAAACAGCCGACCAAAGCTGATACCTGATTTTGCAGGTACAGAATTAGCCTATACCAAATTTTCAAAAAGCGCAAACTACCTAAAAGGTAACTTTAGGTACTTTATTTGCTGCTAAGGTTGAGTTCTATGAATGTTTGGAGCGGTTTTGAACAGGTTAAGATTCGATTAAATTGATTTTAGGTTTTTTCGCATCATCAGCATATTGGTTTGCTTCACGAATCACATCAAGCAACTCGACCTGCACCTGATTCAATTCAGTTGATAGCTCAATTAATTTTGCAGTCTTTACTGTGCGGATTGTATTCGTCGCAGAATAATTCTGCCGTGTTTGACTCAAAATATGATTGATTTGATCAACAAGCTGACTTTGCTTATAAAGCAAATTTGTAACAGCTTCCTCTGCTGTTACATAACGACCTACCGCTTCATAATTGATAGACATAAACCCTCCAAAATACTTATCTCATTTCGCTATTTTCGACAAAGCTTCAAATAAATCAACCTCTTCAACTTCTGGCTGATCTTCATGTGGCATCAAAGCAAGAGCGTCAATTCGATGTTGCTGTTTGACTTTGCCATTGTGATAAAACGCCATCAAATTACCCATCGCCTGCTCAACCCGCCGCCCGACATTTAAGCTGCCACGCCTTAATCGGTAAGCCCGCCAAATTCCCATCTCCCACAAACTTATGTTTTGCTCGATGTCTTCGATGCAGTTCCCACCGATTCCGTTGATTGCAAGTTCACAGAGGAGTTCGTATCGGTCGAGTTCTTCATCCGTGACTTTCCCATAAAATTATTTAGATCATCCGAAAGCTTGTACAAAGCTGCAATAAAATTTGGATCTGAATCATATACATCATGTATTGATGCAAAAAATGGAGTACCTTTGGCATCTAAACAAACACTGCCAACCAACTGCGATGCCTGCAACTGATCCGAATCTACGGACTTGATTTTGGAATTTTCGATATTGTCATAATCCAATTCCCAGTCAAATGCCTTAGCCGCATCACGACCTGCTTTGAAATTAAGTCGCTTAATAAATACTTGACCATCCAACTCGACTGAATCATCAATTTTTAGGTCAGCATTCGCAGTTAAAGATTTGAGTTCATCAAGATTATGCTCAGTGATAATCACATTCCACTTTACAGTTCGCTCAATTGGTGCGCCAACTTTGGTGATATTTTTTGCCTTTTTAAAATCTACTTTAGCCATGTTGTTCTCGAAAAAATTAGCCCCGCATGGGGCTATATATTAAGGCGTGGTATCACGCAAAATGGTTGTAACTGATGTGGTACGCACCAATGGGAATGCATAAGTCCAAACCCCATCGGTTTCAATGGTTGGCCCGACTTTATTTAAGTAACCTTTAAACGTCACCCAGTTCCGTGTTTGCGGTAGAGTCACCGTTCCACTGGTGACAGTTGGCGGTGCATCATCACCCTTGGAACCAATAAACCATTCAACTTCATCACCCGATTCCGCCAACTCCAATGCTGTTGCATGTGATGCATTTTCGTCATCAAGCTGAACAGTCATGCTACCTTCACCAGGGTCAAGCATGCCTTTTTCATAGGACTTTTCTTCAGCATCAAGACATGTTGTATCAATCTTAGATGTTGAATCAGACCCCAAATCAATGGCGTTATAACAAGTAAAGCGCACGATTGCGCCTGCAATTAAGGCATGTACTTTCGTGCCTTGCGATTTAATACGTGCCATGAGTAGCTACTCCTCAATTTTCAGGCATAAAAAAAGCACCCCGAATGGAGTGCTTGGATTGTTTAAATTACTTAATCTGATTCGTTGAGCCAAACCGCTTCAAAACTCATTGATCGTGAACCTTGTCTGGGCGAACCTGTATTTAAAAAACCTGTGATATTGCAATGGGTTTTCAAAACATTACGCACGGCCTTATATACAGCGTGGGTTTGGCTTTCATTTTTACCATAACAGTTGACTTGAAAATGCAATCGATCAACTGTTGCAGGCTCATCAATATCATTCAGCGGCTCACCGCCCGTTAAAAACCAAGTGACATAGGGGTACTGACAATTTTCGGTTGCCATATCCCGATAAATCCGATCTGCAACCAGATTTGAAACATCAGCATCGACACTCAGCACATCAAACACAGGAATCATAATTTAGCTAACTCCTTGTCTATTTCTGCGCTGAAGATACCCGCAAAATCATTGGTGACAGTGGAAATATTGTTTTGCAAGGCTGGCCGTAGAAATGGCTTTGCTGCCATATGTTCAGTACCTAATTCAAGAAACCGCCAGTAAAATACATCACCACCGACTTGATATTTTTTACCAGCCAAACCCTTACGAATATTGGCTTTAGACTTGGTATAGGTTTTCCAAGCCACTAAAATTCCGACTCGCCCCATAACTAAAGATTTATTTTTTAGTCGAGCTTGCCGATAAGCAATATTTTTATAAATACTTTGCGGTGTAGACGGATCATCTAAACCACGGGCATTGGCGATTGCAGCATTTAAAACAACTTTCATGGATTGTCTGACTGCACGGTTCGCTGCATTACGCGCCAAACGACCATTACCCAATGCTTTAAGCTTGCGCTGAACTTCATCCAAACCCTGAATATGCATTGTTTCCAATGATCACCCCCACTCTTTTAAACCCTCAGCCAAATTTAGGGTCATGTATTCACGACGACTACCTGTGTCAAAAGTCGGGTCGCCATCGATCCGATAGAGCTTGCCCTCAAATAACACTCGATATGTCGTATCAACAGATGCAACCTTTGGGGAATACCGAATAGTTGCCCGTGCCTGCATGGTTCCTTGCGCTGCCCGATCTGCAATAATGTCACGGGTCGAAAGGTCATCTACATTGGCCCAGACCGTTGCATAATCTTCCCAGACTTCCCCATTTTGCATACCGCTACCATCACGACCTTCAGCATTGAATTTCTGAATCTTGATTCGTTGTCGTAATTGACCCGCTCGCATAGCTTAATCATCCATAAATTTAGTTTCTTTGTCGGGTTCCTGCTCTTGTTCAGTGAGCAAATCAACTAGACTCTGAACCTGATTGATTAATTGACTGTTCTGATCCACGATCGAAATCAGTTGCTGGTTCTGGCTTGCCATGACTTGCATCATTGATGACATCACTTGATTCTGTGCGGTCATCGCTTGCAGCAGTTGGTTGACTGTTTCGGTTGATGAGTCGTTGCCAAGATTGCTTTGCATTGTCGAGTTGCTGTTTGATCCACTCACGTCTTTTCTCACAAGAAATACAGGTCATTTTGTGTATGCCTCATATGCCAATTGCACCGCCAAAACTTTAAAAACGTCATTTTCACGTATAAAAAGGCGTTCACCATGGATAAAAATTAAGGTTGGATATTGCGGTGATTGTTTGACCCAGTTAATAAAGTCATCCATACCAACCTCATGGTTTTTTTGGTGGTTGTTTAATCTGACCAGAACCTTTTCGATTATGACAAGGCTGATAACCACCACCAGCCCGCACATTTTTACAAGCCCAACAATCACAAAGCTTAGTTTTAAAGATATTTAAAAACATGACTACATCGCCAAAGGTGTGTAATAAGGATTCAGAAGCGCCAAAACTGGTTCAGGTAAAAAATACCCATTACTTGGCATTTCTTTTTCAATGTTACGGTAATTGTCGTAATACCCGCACAGCAGCAGGATGGCCCGCTGCTGTACTTTATTTTCAGCATCAAACTTGGTTTTGACATGATCTTTTACAGCCTGTTCAGCGGTATCAAGTAACATCTGCAAATCATCAACGTCATAACCATCATCAAATTTTAAGTTGCGGGCAACATCAGTCACTGTTAGAGCCATCATCACCCCCTGTTGATTTACCTGAACTGGATGCAAATGGATCTTCCTTGGCATCACGTTTAGACAATGCATCAAGACTAAAGTTTTGTTGCTGCAAATAAGGCGTCCAACCGCCCGCAACAGGCTTGAGATTAAATCGAATACGCCCTTCATTCGGCGCAATAATGCCACTTTTAACACCATTGCTATAAAATGCCATTTGTGATGTGGAATCCATGCGAATCAATCCATCCAGATCAAAGAACACTTCATAACCCAGTTCTTTTAATCCAAATGATTCATCAAATAGATTTTCAATGGCTTCAATTGGGCTTTGAAGACAATCCCCGTAATAAATCAGTTGCATATCTTCAACTTTCTGACCCTGCGGAATGCTACCCATCCCGATTTTCCATGGCTGCACATGAAGCACTGAGCAACAAACTTCAGATGCCAACTTGTGCTGTTCTGCAAGCTGTGCATCCGCTGCGGGCATCGACATGGCAACATATTTCATGTCACCACCTAAAATGGCAGTTTTACCTACGTTTCCCGCAGAATAGTTCTGATTCCAAGCATCCCGAATTTTCCCTGCATCTTCATCATTAATTCGCCCAGGCGCAGTTAAAATCCCGCTGGGGCGACTCATGTTCTCAAAGAAGTTTGCTCCGTATTTTTGGATCGCAATACCACCCGCAGCAGCCAGAACACACGCTGCAATCGGGCTAATGCCCACTAATGGGTGATATAGGCAATTCCATCGGTCATGAATGATTTCCGACGCAGGCAAAATCACAGATTGATTTTGCATTGCAAGTTGATCGGAATTAATCTGGTAAAAAACCTCACTTGCATCACTAATCAATGGTGTTACAAGATCAGGATTCAGCACGATAAGTTGTTGAATATTTCCAAATGCATCACGCAGTTTTAAAACATATGTATTGCCACGACTGAGCTTTGAAATCATCCAATACTCAATGAATTGCTGCATAGTTTGAAAGCGATTGGGTTTTTGCAGGAATTTAAAGCGGTCATCTTTCACCGTGACCCAGATATCATCCTGCTTTTTCTTTAAATCCAGCCGCAATTTGCCAATGTCTTTTGAAATAAGCGAAATACATGAAAAAACGGGATGAAATGTGAGCAAATCTTCGCGTTTAAGTTCCATGTTTCGCTGCCAAGCACCTGTAAATGGCTCATGTATTAGTGAATGCCATCCACCACCGCGCACAGGTGACATGGACTTTTTGCGAAAAATATTGCTCATAAAGCCCATTTATTCACCTTTTTTGTGCAGATTTTTTCCCGTTTTGAGCCTTTGGTGCAGGCGGTTCAGGTTGTTTTTCAGGGTTAATGATTGAATTTTCTGGCACAAGATCACCAAAATCCGAAACAACAGGTGTGCCATTTAAGTTTAGGAGCAAGACTGGCGGGTTAAGCAATGCGACTGACATAAGTTCAATAGTTTCATCATTATGAACGACAGCAGCAAATCCAAGCTGTACTAAAACATTGCCTTCAATTTCAGCAACATTGGCAATATCACCTGTTTTACCCAATGGCGCATCTTTTAGATATTTGATTTTCATAAATTATCCTCAAAACTAAGCCCTGAAAATCTCAGGGCTTCGCAAAACAATCTATGAATTAGTCGTAATCAATCCATGCCGCAGCAACTGGACGACGCTTCGCCCACGTGATGAATTTTTCTACACGTACAGCAAACTTATTTTCTTGCCACAAGTTATGAGTAACAGACCCATCTACAAGAGTAGCTTGATCACTGTAAGAAATGTCTACACCACCATCCTGAGCAACCAGAATTTCAGACATTTTGACCAAAATAATCTTGTTCCCGACAGACTCTGATGTAATCACGGGTACGCCCAGAATTGTACGATCACCGCGCAATGTCATACCATTGAAGTAGGTATTGCCCAACGCATCACGCAATAAGCTGATTTTTGCTGCACGTGTTTCCGACATTAAAAAATAAGCCCCATCCAGACTTAAATTATTTTGTACAAACACATTAATTAAGCTAAGTAAGTCAGCTTCAATCTGAGCAGGCGTTTCGCCCGTTGGCGTAATTGCGGTTACACCATTTAGAATACCAACAGGTGTTGTAGCACTGGCAGCTTGTGCGCCAATAAACGTGGTATCAATTAAACGAGCAGAAGCTGCAATCAAGTCATCACGCACCAAAGCATCAACAGCAGGATCAGAACGTCGCACCAATTCTTGCGTATAAACCGTAATTGCTGCAAGCTTGTGTTCCTTAATTTCAACTTCGCCGAATGTTGGATTGGTTAACGGTTTAGCCGCACCTTCACCCACCCAAGCAGCAGTACCGCCTGTCAGTTGACTTGGAATTTTGCTATTAAATGGGACAGGACGATAACCTTTTAATTTATCGAAAATCGTTGCAGCTTGAAGCAATTCAATAAATTCACCAACCAGACGATTTTCAGTCACCAAAGTTGCAGCAAAACCAGCATTGGTTGTGGTTCCAAGAGTTGCTTTTTCAATAAGCTGCTGTACTTCATCATTAAAGCCCATAGCTTTTGCAATATCCAAAGGGGTAACGTAATTACCCTCTTTTGCAGAAAGTTGGGCGCATAATTTGGCACGAGCATATTGAGCAAAACCAATACCTTTTGGCAGGTTCGATTTTACTTCAACATTGGTTTTAGTTTTACCCTCAGCAGTATCTTTAGCCTGTTGCGCATTTTGCCCCTGAACTGGGGTAGTGTTATTTTCCCAATCCGCTTGCGATTTGAGAATATTTTCAAGACGTTTCAAGTTGAGATTCAGATTTTCCAGATCAGTTTCATAACCCTTGATCGTGGCTTCGTCGTCACCTTCAGGTGTTTTACCATCTTTCAGGCATTTTTCCATAACACCAGAAATTTTCTTTTCGGTATCTTTTATCGTTTCTTTGATCTTAGCGATCTGTTCTTGCAAAGTCATACGAGTTTTACTCCAGTAGATTTAGGTGTATCAAACAGCTTTACCCCACCCACTTTGGGTACTGGAGCTGCTGGTGTGGTTGAAACAGGTGGTTTGCATGGCAAGGATTGTTCCTTGTCATTGCTAGGATTTGGTTTTTTTTCAGGATGACAAAGCGATTTAATGCCAGTGATCGTGGCCTCTTGATTTGCAGGAATGGTGACTGCTGAAAGCTCATACCAATCCCATTTGATGAACTTGTAACCCCAAGTCCCTTGAATATCAGCAACTTCAAGACCACGAAAGCCAATCGAAAGACCACGAACTAGACCAGTTTTGATACTGTCCCATGCCTTCAAGAGGCGTTGCTTTAATTCCTCAGATTCGACCTGATCAGGTTTGATCAATTGAACTTTGACTTGAATACCCACATCAGTCACGACCGCATCAATGACACGGCCAATAGGTTGCTGTTTGTCGTGCTGCCATAAAAAAGGCACAGGTAAAGTGAACTGTGCGCCTTTAGGCTCAACCACATCATCAACCCGATCAGGTGTTGGCGTAGTTGCAATCCCTTCAAGTATCCATTGATCTTCATCAACAGCCTTGATTTCGAGCAGGCTATAGGCTTGCTTCATAAATAATCTCCATAAAAAAACCGCCTATCAGGCGGTCATAAGGATTTTTTGAAATTTTCTAAATATGGGATATATAAGCAGTAAAATTAAATACCAACTTATCGAAACAAAAATAAAATTATTTTTTGCAAACTGTGCATCAACTAAAAATAATGTTAAAAGAATAAAAATATATAGATAAGTAAAAACATAAACATAAAGTCCGAAATTTTTCATCGTTGATAAAACCTACCTATTAAACTTATTCAATATTAAAACATAGTACAGCTATTAAAATAATCGATATTCACGCTTCCAATCTGGCCAAGAATTAACAACTTCCTCAGCTTGATCTAAGTAATCCATCAATCCAGAAGTCCGCTTGGCTAAAGCCTTGGGTTTATATTCGGGTGGCGCATGATCAGACCGCATTTTTAAATCTTGCAAATTTTCACAAGCCAAAAAAAATCGCTCATCAATGTGAGCGATTTCCTGATCTGTTTTGCCTTTTGTAGTGCAGGCCCCTAAATGGTTTTGAATATGCCAAGCATCCTGCATGCCCTGCGAATTTTGGTTCATCATACAAAATATACTCCAAAGCTTTGAGCCGCAGGTTCAGGATTTAAACTCATCAAAGCGGTGGCATTCAATGTTGCAATAAACGGGTCAATCTTGGCTTTACCACTTTCCTGTTTTGTCACCAACAAATTATTGCCCTGAACTTTACAGCGCACATTCCCTACCACCCAATTCATCATCGGCTGTGCTGCATGAAAATATTTACCTTCAGCGATTTTGCGCTCAAGCGTGATCGTCGGAGCAGATAACTTCCAACCTTGTTGAATCCCAATTAACAAATCAAAAGGAATACCACATTCAAGTAAGCCATCCTGTAAAGACGGCATGCCTTCTTTATCCAAGCCAACAGCAAATTTTTCAGGAAATTTTCCAGCGTCATAAAGTTTCTTGATGATCATACCCGCCTGTTGCACATCATCACCAATTTTGTCTACGATCACCAAATCACCTTGACTCGCAAAATCACGTAATGCAGGTGCAATTTCCTTGCGACGCTCTAAAGCAATCGGATGTACCCAAGCACGATTCCAACCGTACCAAACCGTAGGATCATTTTTATCTCGTCCAATAGCCGCCATACCGAATAAATCATCCAGACCACCGCCATCCAGACCAACAACAATCACATCAGAAAGATCAATCAACTTTTCAATATTGATACGATCTTTGTATTCGGCCATTTGCCAGAAATCTGCACCCGCCCAACGATTGGCCCTGAGCATCATACCAATTTCGACATTCAAATGCTTAGCTAGAAAATCTCGCTTTTCAGTTTCACCCGCATCAACCGCTTTATCAAACTCGGTGACTAGATAATCCAGATCAACCGAAGCCCCCAGATTTGGATTGGTGATATAAAAATTTTCAGGTAGCAGATGCAGGTCATTATCAAGATATTCTTGTGGAAACTCATACAACAACGGCAAAAATGTCGGATCAATCTTCTTGCCATCACGCACATCACGCGCATAATCCAGCAATTGCTTAAATACGCCTTGCGGTGTTTCGTCTGACATTGTAGAAAGATAAATTACACAACCTTCTGGACGACTGACCAAGCCCCCCTTAGCTTCACGGAACATAGATGCCGCTTTAGGTCTTTTACCAAAAATCCAGACCTCATCAAATAAAATCCAAGAGGCTTTTTTACCCGCCGAGGCATCACTATCTGCTGCAACGACTTTCAAAACTGCATGAGTGCCTAAATGTGTGACTGTTTTGGTATGCTCGGACACATTCATCATGCTGCGCAATTCATCATCTTCACGAATGAAGTCACGGATCGGATTAAATGAGTTATCAGCGACTTCTTTTGTTGGCGCAATGATGATCAATTCAGCAGAATTACGCGAATTCAATAACAAAGCCGTCAACATGATGCCCGCTGCGATGGTTGACTTGGTATTTTTCTTTGAGATCAGCAGAAAAAATTCACGAATCAAACGCTTTTTCAGGTCGGGATCATATGCTCCAAAAATTACCCGAACAAACCCAAGCACCCAATCTAATGTGACATCGCCCATTTTAGGACTACCCATCACATCAACCAGAATCAGTTCTTTAAAAATCCGTTCTGCAATATCAGCGACATGCGGAAACAAAGGCTCACATGGCAATAAACTACGTTTTTCGACAATGCGTAACGCCCAGTCTGGGCAGGCAGTTGTCCAGATGGGAGGCATTGCGGTCATTTAACTTCTCAACTGATTATCCAATGTTGCAAACTTCCCACCCTTCGTAGATTGTTTTGCGTCATTTTCCTTTTGTTCTTTTTTTCCCGCTTCAGCGACCTTGCCATGCTCATACGGCAAAGCAGCTTTTGCGGCTTCAATCCGTGTTTTACGATCTATACGCGGATTTTTATAAACATATTGCAAATACTCCAGAGAATTTGTTACATTCTCCATGTCTTTGATTTCAGCAGAAATTGCGGCTTCACCCAAAGGCATAAGGTCAATTCCCCCACCCCCTTGTTTTTGAAGCGCAGCCAGATAGGTAATAACCTCGGGATTTGCCGCTAATTGACTACCGCGACTCACCGCCGACCCCTCAGAATAGCCAGCCAGAACAGCAGCCTCCTTGTTTGACTTGCCCTGCATTTTAGCTTGGGCAAATGCCTTCATCTTTGCAGTTAAAGCCATTTTTTACCTCAGATCATCAAGATTGATATAAAAATTAGTGTATTTATCTGTTTTTCAAAAATATTTATTTATTTTTACATCAAACAGGAATTTTTTTTGTACGTGAGAGGAGGGGGCGGTGTCCGCTGACCATGATGGATTTATTTTTTGATACCCCCCGCGGGTCTGAAAACGCACCAATTTTGTGCAAAGATTGGAAGCTTCGAGTATTCATGAATTTAAATTTCATAATCAAGATGTTCCACGGTCGATACGTTGAAACCCTAGTCGTTCTAATTGTTCCACGCTGATTTGCTCAATAGACATGCTTCGATCCATAAACAGAACAGGTTTCCCTAAAACGTCTAAAGATTTGTGAAGCTGTTTAGCAACTGAATGCGCCTCATCAACCGAACTAAAACTCCTGAAGTCACCGCGAACAATAATCATCTGAGCATCAGGACTTATCTGGTCAACTTGAAGATTTAAATCTTTCATCGCTGCAAACCTCGCTTACTTTCTTCCAATGTTTTGATGTCATGGCATGGCTTGCAAAGTGATTGCAAGTTACTCAAGTCATCCGTTCCACCTTCAGCCTGATTTATGATGTGGTCACATTCAAGTTGCATAGTAACTACACCACAGTTGCAGCATGTCCACTCATCGCGCTCATGAACTTGTTGCTTGATCCGTCGCCATGCTCGACCACCACGACCTTGACCATAGTTTTCTTTTTCATTCAGTGTTGGCGTGTTGTTTTTCAGCGATGGTAAGCCTGTTGTTTTAAGTCTAGGTAATCGCATATCACTTCACCATGTAGAGCTTTACATCTTGAGTAATCGGCGCTGGAACCTTTGTAATCACAACACCAATCAAACGACTATGACAATTGACACATAACCCTTGCCAGTTGCGTACATTCCAGAACAAGACTGGATTATCTTTTGGGTCCTTGATATGAGCTACACGTTCGGCTGGAACTAGATAACCACGCTTATCACAATCGTCACAGTATTGATTTTCTGCCAAATACTCTCGACATGCTTTATCCCATACCAGATCACGTTCTGTTTTTGCTGGTCTGGACTTAATCTCATCACGACGTGTCAGATGTGATTCGTGTGCTTTACGATCCTGCTGACGCTTTTCCCATATGTCTGCCATGTGCAATTACTCATAAAAAAACCGCCTGTCACCTCCAAAGGGAACAAGCGGTCATCGACTATCGATAAAAGGATGTTTGTTAAATACAGTTATCCATTGTGGTAAAAAGTAATCTAAAATTGGCTCACCTGTCAAGTAACTTTTAAAAAATTAAATCACCTTTTTAGTATTTTTTATTCATTTGGTAATCTAGTTTAGACTCAATAATATCTATTTCATCACTCAATTCTTCTTTAAATCTTGTAATCAAGCCTCCCAACCTACGCTGAATCTGCATCCGACTAACACCTCCAATAACTGCACGATTTCTTTCCGATGGCTTGTAATTCGCAGGCACAGCACATAATTCCACCAACGCAATAAACATCGCAATTGCATGATCTGGATGTGCATCAGCTCTTTTTCCCTGAATAAATTCTGAATGCAGAAATAACGCTGCTGATTTTAATTGTTCTGAATTGTTTTGGTTAAGCGCATAACACTGGAGTAATTTGTTTTGAACTGGTGTCAATCGTGCATAACTTAGCGCCAAACAAGCGTCAGCCGTTGTAAACAAAGGGATACCACCTAATGGCATAGCTTCAAGATTGACTGATTTTGGGTTTAAAAATCTAAGTAATTTTTCCATATCATCCACCTACTACCGAAATGTGTACCATGTGTACAATCTGTTTATGATTTTTAGAAAAGGTAAACACTGGAAAGCCTTTATATATATAGCTTTCACTTAAATGTGTACCATGTGTACCATTTATATAAAGTTCTCTTACGTGAGAATGCTTTTTTAGTGAAGGCTTAAGTAATCTTTTAAAGGTTGTTGAAACAATACTGATATTGCTTTTACGTATACGCGCGTGCACGCAAATGGTACACATGGTACACATAGACTTAAAAGCATTGATATATAAGGCTTGCAGACGTGTACCATTGATTAAGATGGTACACATAAAGGTACACATGGTACACATAAAGCCATGATTTTTATGATTATAGTGGCATAGGAACATTATCACCACCATCAAACGCTTTGTCAAATTTATCTATTTGCTCGCCCAGCCAATCTTGTAAAGGAACATCTTCTGGTACTTGACCAATAATAATTACTTTTGTTTGACCCCTTCCCCCTTTTGGCTTCCGCCAATGCTTTTGATCTGGAGTAGACATGATTCCATATTTCTTAGCTTCTCCCATAAATCTTTTTTGACTAACAATATGTTCATTTGTTCGCTTAGACCATTTCTGGTAAGCATCATAAAGCTGCATTGATGTACAACTCACATAAGGAAAGTCCGTTTCTCCAGCTATCCACTGTGTTACAAACGTGTCATAACCAGCTTTTGTATACTCAATAATATCGCGTTTAGCTTCAGTCATTGGTGGCTTGGTATGAGCATCAAAACCAGTTAAATCGACTTGTAGCAAAGCTGTATAAAACGCTTGAATCACTTCTTTTGAATCAAGATCACGTGCTACTCTCTCCAATAATTCGGGTGGTAAAGTTGATTTTGGGTACAAGACTAAAAAACGACGGTCATTTTCTTCAATCGGCAATGGTTGAGTATGATTTGATAAAAATACACAATTCATATGATTCGCTTGGCGCATTGAAGCCAAGAATTTTTGATGAATTGATAGCGTGCTACCAGTAATCAAATGCTTAATAAAGCCCATCATACCGTGCTTGGTTTTATTGTTTGATATTTCTTCAAACAGTAAATACAACACCTGTTCAGCCCAATCATTGTATTGACTCTCTAAATCGCGTTGATCTAAGGTTTTATGATAAATGGTGTAAATTTTCTCCATGACAGCGCCAAAAAATAATGATTTACCAGCTCCATGAATATTTCCGTGCATTAAAACAGAAGTTGCCATTTTTGCCCCTTTGTTTTGTAAAGGGTATGCCAACCATCTTATCAACCATCCAAAAGCAGCTTTTTCTTCACCACATAGATGACGTAGTAAATCCATGAAACTTTTGGATTTATCATGTGCAACCTTTAGCGGTAATAATTGATCTGCCAAGTCTGGATCAACTAAAGCTGTAACTTCTAAGCCAGTAAAAATATTAATTTGATGCTCTTTGGTTGAATTGGTCGGATCAAAAACTAAATCAACATGACGAATCATTCGACGATGAGGCGATTTGGCCCAAATCTCATATTGATTTGGATACGCCTCTTTAATCGCAATATTTTTAATACGCTCTCGATTAATGGTATCCCATGATTCCAACGTACCTTCAAGATGAACAAATCGACCAAGCAGATCAGTAGCATCACTGGCATTTTGATCATCAATTTGTTTTTTCAAGGCATCAGCATCAATCATTCTTCTTTTGGGATGGGCTTGCCAGCGATTGGCAACCGATTTACCAACCATTTTCGTAAAAGCTAAAGACTTGATGGTCTTTTTCTTGTAGTCATCCCAAATTTCTGTTTTACCTTCAACCAACATGAATCGTGCTAAACATTTATCTAAAGAGAATTCTGGACGCTCAAATTCAATAATCTCCCCTTTCCCCTTTGGCTCAGGCTCACCATCTTTATTTGGGGTATTCATTGGCGGGGCATAATCCAGTTGAAAATCATCATCGGAATTGCCGATTTTTGTTTCATTTTCCGACATTTGCCCTAAATTCTGGTCGGCTAAATTTAAGGGGTGCGGGGAAACAGCAAGAGCAAAATCAGATGAGGCAATGGCCGTTTCGATCTGCCGACGCACTTCATCTAAACCCGCGATGACATGCAAATCGTTGAAATCAGATGCTGGTTTAGATGTTGCTGGTGGCTGCTCGTTGTTGTCTTCGAGATTCATATAGTCTCCACCGTTTCAAATTTGGGTAATACAATAATGCCGCCAGTGGCAGCCACAGCTTTATTCGACGCTTTTAAGCCTGCATCTGGAGGCTCAGAATGACTATCATCATCTGTGCAATAAACAAGCTGTAAATCTGGGTACTTGGTTCGAATCGCAATACCGACCTTGTCAGTATTTCCTGATTGAAATGAAAGGATTGTGGTTCTGCCTGTTGCTTCGTAAATACTTGCGCCAGTAGCATAGCCTTCTGCCATACACACGATTTGATTTGGCTGCGTAATTTCACCAATAATGTAGAAGCACTCATTGAGTCGAGCGCCTTTCAAATATGGCTTAAAACCATCGGCATGAATCTCTTGGATATTCCAAAGTTTTCCGTCAATATCAAACAATGGAACTAACAGATTCCCTTTACCATTGATTTTACAGCCGTAATTTTTAACTTGTTTACGTTCTAAATACGGGCAATCACGATCAAATGATTTTGCTTTCCAAGTTCGATCTGCACGTTTTGCCGCTGCTTCTTGTGCTTTACGTTCATCAGCTTCGGCTTGTAAGCGCATTTTTTCTTCACGATCACGCCATTTTTTGCGATCTGCATCAGTCACTGTGCTATCTGCTGATAAGCCAATAACAGCACCAACCTCTTTTAAAACCTCGCCATGCGTCATGCCCCGAGCTTTAACAATCAGCTCAAAGCCATCACCCGCACCGCATTGATTGCAGATAAATGTGCCTTTGCCTTGTTTGTCGTCACAACGAAATCGATCTGTACCACCACAAATCGGACACGGTCCATGCTTGTTTTTTTGCGCTGGCACTGTGATTGCAAATGCTGGAAATATTAAATCTTTCCATCGGCCTAAAGCGGCATCACGTACTTGTGGGAATGTTAGAGCCATTATTAATTACCCCACTGTGAAGCCATTGCATCAGCAATACCTGGGTAGGTCCGTGACCGTTCTTTCCAACGATCAGAACTCGGTGGCAAGAAATGTAGGCGCTCACGTTGGTTTTTGGGTAGCAACAGCATTTCATCTTTAACATTATTAGTTGGTTTTAGCGGATCAAGATTGCATAACCAAAGGCACGTCGCCTTTTGCTCCATGTGCCCAAACATATAAGGTTGAATGACCTGAGTTTGTTTAACGCCACCAATTAAAGTTTTGGCGTATCCATGCATGATCGGGTTTTCAATTGCACGTTTTGGTATATGTGTTGCATTAAGCAATTCTTTGAAGAACGCAGCAGCATCAAAAAGCTTTGGCCAACGTTTAGGATCGGTATGCAAATGCTTAACACCAGCATTTGTTAAATACGTGCATGCTGGATGAGCAATCATCATATCCCATTTGTGATAAAGCACGTCACGCACATCACCCTGATAATGATTACCAGGTTGCTCACTTGGTAGAAAGTCACAACTCATAACATCGTGACCAAACTTTGCAAATGCCTCTCTTACAACACCAGAGTATTCACATGCGATGAGTATTTTCACATATCACCCCCTGCATGATGCAATTCAGCCATCGCCAACAATGTCGCAGCAATACGAATCAAGTCATATGCCTCTTTACGAATCACCGCCAATTCATCATCAGTAATGACCTTGTCTTCAATTGCAGCCACGATCGATTGCACCAGATCACCATTTTCATGCGCTAATTTGCCGACTTTCAAAATAAAATCAGCACTGGATAGCACTTCAACCCGCGGCAGTTCAAACCAAGCGGCATTCCCGTGAATCGCGCAAATGCTGTCCATGATTCGAGCATCTTTTGTTTCACTTAAAACGGCTTCAAGATGATAAATATTGGCTTTATGCGTTGGAGTCGTTGGGCTTAATGAACTACGAAATGTATTGATATTGAATGCATTTTTTTCCGCAATATATGCCATAAGGCTATCGTCATTATGACGATATACAGCCGCCTTTAATGCCATTTCAAGTGACATAACTGTGCGCTCAGCACGCTCTTTACTTGTCAAATTCATGTTAAAAATCTCCTAATTCATTCATTTTTTTAATTGTTTTATGGAGTTACGCTACTTCTAAGTTATAGAACCAGCGGACAATATCTTCATATGAAAATGAACCATCAGAATTATCAGCGAGCGCTTGCATCAGCTCTGGACGCGGTATTTTGTAGCGGTGACGCAGATGACTACGCAAATACGAAGTCGAAGTACCACACTTTTGAGCGTAAGAATCCAAACGTGTAGTTCCATTCTCACGGTCGCCACGTTCCAAAGCAGTGATGTAAGCTGCAAAATCAAATTTTGACGCAATTGCCAAAGTCATTTTAAGTTACCTTTTCGGTGATTATTTTTATAAGTTACCTTTTTGGTAACTATAAATCAACTTAAAAAGTTACTTATTAAGAAATTTAATCAACTTTTTTGGCATTTGTATTTTTTTTTAAAAATGCGACTATCAGCCGCAACCCACACCTTGGCAAGATTAAGATGGCTACGATTAACGAAATCAGACGCATTAATGTGTTGAAAGTCTTAAAAGAATTAAAAGACATTTACGGATTAGAGCGTAAAGATTATGCTGACCTTGCAAATATCAACTACAACCTGCTAAACCAGTATTTATCTGAGAAACCTCATAAGAATATTGGATCAAAAACAGCATCTACTTTAACCACTCCACTTGGCGTTGAGCCAGAATGGCTAGACCAAATTCGAAATGAACTTGAAATTAAACTTGTCTTGAGTCGAAAATTCGCCACGACAAAACCTGACGTTTCAAACCCAAATCTGCGAGTAGAATCCCCGCTTGCTACTTACAAAGTGGATGCAGGCTCCTTTAAACTACTGCCTATAATGAAAACAATCTATCTATTCAGAGGAAAGGCGGTGGAGATCGTAGAAAATGATTTAGTGAAGTTTGGTATTGAAATTCCATCGAGCATGATTGACCCGATTGCATTTGAAATCGCAGGCAGCGGGCATTTAAGACCATATCGCAATGGATATGTAATACTAGCAGATGCAGGTATTGAGCCTATTTTAAGTGAAGATATTTTAATCAAGACGGTTGATAATAAATATTTTATCGGTGAGTACACTTACGAACGTGAATCTGAAATTGAGATTCGATCAATTGATGATTTTCCAGAAGTAATTCAAAAAGCAGATATTGAAAAAACTTATGCAATTGTTGCTTATTACACTTCTAGAAAAAAATTACCAATCTCACCTTAATAGTATTTTTTGTAAATAAACCACGCGCAATGCGTGGTTTTTTATGGTTTTTACATTTTTTTTGCGAATAAATTAAGTAATTTATTTTATTTAAAATCACCTTTTAGGTATTGACAAGTGATTTAGGTAACTTATAACCTATCAACACAAATCACCTAAAAGGTAACTTTTATGAAAAAACATGACCCTCAATTAGACCATTTCGACAACATTGTCGTAAATCGTTTATTCGCTCCAGATTTTGCACAACCAGCACATGAACCAACTGATTTCTATCGCGAGAAAGCCATTGATCAAATTCAATGTGCTATTTCAAACATTGCTCAAGCTCATTCACAAACTGACTTAATCGTAGCCATTGCACAAGCAAATGCTTTTATTGACTCTGCTTATCATCTTGAATTTATTAATTTATTGGAAAAGATTGATTGGGTGGGAAAAGTTGCCGATGCGCATACTGATGCAGTGTTGGAGGCGTAATCATGAAAGCATTTATCAACTGCAAACACACCAAAGAATCCGCATTAATTTTGGCACAGCAACACTACGAACACGATCAATTTGTTCAAGGCATCTATGGCGATGCTGATGAATACGGCACGACTGAATTCAAAGGCTGCTCAGTAGGCTGTATGGCAAATGGATTGCACGGCAACTACCCTAATTTATTTGGAATATTTCCTCAAATAGCTTATTTGTCAGATGCTATTTTTGAAGGACTAAATACTGCTGAAGCTAAAGAATGGACAATACAACTATTTAACTCAATCAAAGAAGGTTCTAACACCCAAGTCATTTTCCATCACTTTATGCACTGGTTGCTTGTAGATGAGGGGTGTGGGGTAATTCGATTTAATGATTGTGATGAAATTCGTGAAGTAGCAAAACTGCATCTTAAAGCAACCACAGAAACAGTTACTCAAGAAGAATGGGATGCGGCTTGGGATGCGGCTAGGGATGCGGCTTGGGCTGCGGCTAGGGATGCGGCTTGGGATGCGGCTAGGGATGCGGCTAGGGATGCGGCTAGGGAAAAACACCATCAACTTATGAGAGATAAGCTTATTGAGCTGTTTTCAAGTGAAGTGCTGGAGGCTCGATGATGCAAAAACTCCTTTATTTATCAATAATTAGCTTGCTTTTATTTGCTTATATTTTAGTCGTATTTGTGGAGAAATCATCATGATCAATGTCTCTCTCAATGTTGCACGCTCTCGAGAACTGGCCGACCAGATTAATGCATTTCTCGCAGCAGGCGGTGAAATAACAGAACTGGCCCATGGAGCCACAGGTATTAAAGAGCCAGACCCGACAAAACCACGCAAAGCACAAGATACAATGCGTTCGATTATGAGCCGTAGCGTATATGCTGAACGTGCAAATCGTAAATTAAAAACTGAAGCACCCAAAAAAGAAAATGAATATGTCCGTCGCGTCAATTTTAATCGACAAGAACGTATTCGCGCAGAATGCGAAGGGCGCGTTGTCTTCACAGGTGACTGTAAACACCACGGCTTAACTCAATTTCGCTCACAACGCGGCGATCGACATTATTGCTGTGAATGCAAGCGTGTACTAACCATCAAAAAAGATTTGAAACGCAAGCAAGCACGGGAAATTGCACGCAAAAATGCGGAGATATCAGCATGAACAGAATGATGATTGATTTTGAAACATTAGATGTTGCCGAAATGCCTGTCATTTTAAGTGTTGGAGTTGTTATTTTTAATGAAAATGGCTTGTGGGAGTGTTATAGCGAAAAAGTAGATCAACAATCTTGTATCGACATCGGCTGCACTATTTCAGCAGATACAGAAAAATGGTGGACCGAACAAACCGAATCGGCACGTAATGCCGCGTTTGGCGGAACTACACCAATTAAAATTGTGATGGAAATTCTGATTGAGAGATACAAAGAATTCGATTGTGCAGAAATCTGGAGTCGCGGCTCTTTAGCCGACATACGCTGGACGAATAATATTTTAGATAAGCTTGGTATAGAAAAGCCATGGAAATTTTGGCAAGAAATGTGTTTTAGGACTTACTTAAAATATGCGCCAATTGTCGAATTTAAACGCACAGGTGAAGCGCATAACGCTTTAGATGATGCAATGTATCAAGCAAAGCCTTGGATAGCCGCAAATAAGCAGAATGACGTAAGAAATGAAATTTATTTGCAAAATCTTAAATATCCTAAAATCTCTGGAGAAGCCGATGAAAGCAATTGAACTTCTTCAAAAAACTGAATTTAATGAAAAAATTGAATCAGCATTAAGTGGACATATTATGTCTGTTTATATTAAAGCAAACTTAAATCCGCCAGTCCCGTACTGGCGTGACAACAGGTTTGTTTATGCTGATGCTGCGCCAGATAAATACGCAAAACATTTGCGTGAAGGCATGAAATTGTTGGCTGAAGCTTTAGACCAGCATAATGAGAAAGGAGCAGAAAATGAGTAAATACATTACATCTGCTGAAATTTGTGAACGCTTTCGCATCACAAAGCAAACGCTGAATCGTTGGGAAAAACAGACACAATGGGGCCTGCCATTTCCTGCACCTGCACTACCCTCAAACGGTGGATGCATGAAACAATACTTACTCAAAGAAGTGAATCGTTGGGAAAGATTGTGTACCGACAAGTTTAAAACGGCTGTTTAGTCAGCCGTTAATTTTTAAAGTTTCTAATTTCTCAATCCATTTATTATAAATTTCAGCCTGCTCTCTTAAATACTCATATAAATCATAAGTCGACTGATCGTTTGGTAAAACATGGCCGATCATTAGTTCATGTAAATCACGATCTTTAGAAATTTTACTGAAATTTGTACGCGCAGTACGACGTAAATCATGTAATGACCAGTGTTCCATTTTGGTTTTTTTAAATCGTTCAACCCACTTTATTACACTTGAAGCAAGTGCAGCAGATGATGATTCAGTCATATTATTCATTGAGTTTACAGATGCAAATGCGTATTCACCTTTATTTAATTCAAATAACTCTTTAATGAGTAACTCAGTAGCTGGAACAATTGGCCTCAGAATTGGCTGATTGGTGTGACGGCCTGTTTTGTGATTACTTGCTGGAACTGTCCATATCTTATTGATGAAATCGAAATCTGATTTTTTCGCAATTCTTAATTCACCATTTCGACAACCATAAATCAAACACAACTGCATAAAAATTTTATTCTTTTCTTTAAGTCGTGAATATTTCATGCATTCATAAAATATTTTAATTTCCTCATCAGTCAACACCCGCTTGCCAACACTTCGATTGATTCCCAAATCTTCTTTCGGATTAATTTCAGCTAAAGCATTAACTTGTATATATTTTCTCTTATTAGCCCATTTGAGCATTTGTTTAATGTTGGCCAATAAATTTTTAGCAACTCCCGGGCGTTCTTTTGCATGTACGTCAAAAAAATCGAGCCATGCGGAAGTATCTAGCCGATCCGCAGGCAGTTTACCGATATTGTTTCTAACGTGCCTGTTGTACATCCCCAAAACTTGGTCATGCCGTTTTTTATTCAGCAGACAATAAGACTCATACCATTTTTCAAATATATCATTTACTGAAACTGGCTGAACATGAGTTTCGCGTTCAAGCATGACTTCAATTTTTGGATTTTTCCCCTGATCCAACATCGCACGTAAGCGCTCAGATTCAATTCTGGCATCTTTTAAACTGATATACGGATATGTACCAATATCATGACGCACTGGCTTTCCAGCGAATCGGTATCGAAGTTGAAAGACAATTTTCCCTTTTGCTGATACTCTTACACTCATTGAATCACGGTCAGCAACCTCTTCTACTTTTTCACGTGCTTTACCGTTATTTGCTTTAAGCCATGCTTCTGTAAGTGCCATCTTTTACTCAATTATGTACACAAAAGATTAAGTTCAAATACTGTGTACACGAATATGTACACAAAAGTGGTTTTTTAGGGTTTTCTATTATGTTCTAGTTAATTCTAATAAGACAAGCAAAAGACTTAATATTCTTATATTTCGTTATATAGTATGTTCTAGTTTGTTTTAATACTTTCTTTAGTCTAATATTTATGCTAAAACTACGAATAATTAATATATTTTCACAATAATTTAATTATTAGGCTCATTAATGAAAATTAT